GTTAAGCAATCTTTCTAAGTTGAAGTATTGGTCGTGTCCCAAAAGGATTAGTTTTGGTTCTCCACCATTCTCTCTTACTTTTTGAATTGCTGTGTCTAGTAAGTTTAGACTTAGTGCTCTTCCTGTTCCTGAGTTATAAGAAACAGATGCACCAGCGTTCCAGTTTCCTGAACTTCTGTCATTTAGAGTTAGGTCGTAAGCTCTTGACCTAGCTTCACCACCACCAACAGCAGCTCCGTCTTCCATAACAATATCGTCAATAGAAGTCATACCTGCTCTTGAGAAAATGTAAGCTACGTCACCATCAGCGAATGTAGTTCCTGAAGCAACTGTAACAGCACCAGTAGATGTGTTTACTGCAGAAATAGCAGAACCTGAAGTTCTGTCATGTCCTGAAGCTGAAGTATCGAACTGAGCTACTGCGTCACCAACTTTGAAGTTCTTAGCAATTGCTGCTGGAACTGTGAATGAAGTTGCAGAACCGGCTGATGTCAAGAAAGCTGAACCAGCATTTATCTCTTCGTTAATTTCTTTAATGTGGTCCAATTGAGCATTTTCGTTTTCCAATGCTAGAACATCACCAACACCACCTTCTAGCTGTGCAGTGAATACTGACTTCACTGAAGCACCGAATGTAGTTGAAACAATTCTAGGTAAACTAGATACTGATTCAATGTTGGAGATATCAACAGTTGGGATAGAACCTGTCTCAGTTACCGGTCTTGAACGGCCAGAACCTCTATCAGTTCTTACCCTCCAACCAGCAGTATTTCCCCAGACCACTCTAGGGATAGCGTTGAAAAATCTGGTTTGGTTGTTTAGAGCCTGCCAAACTTTTCTTCCGTATGTTGTGTTGAATATACCTGTAGCAGAGTCAACAGTAAAGTAAGATTGTTTTTGTAGGTACTCGTTACCGAATACAGACTGATACAATCCTCTTTGAGACTGTGCAAGATATTCACTTAAACTTGGGTTTGCCATTGTTTTTAAATCTCCTGTAGATTGTTTTTATTTATTATCCTAATAGTTCCCTAGGGACACCATCTGTGTCACCAGTTTCTATTTGGTGTTGCATTCTTCTTAATTCTGAGTAAGAAAGCTCTGCAAGTTGTCCGGCTGTGTCAGCAGTTGCAGTTGATTTTTTGATAGGTGTTGTGTCATCTATACCAAAACTGTTTACTACTTTTGGAGCCTGTAATCCAGTCTCTTCCCTGAATCCCATTTTTCTGAGTCTTGCTTCAGATTCAGCTTGAACAGATTTTGAAATGTTAGCCTCAGTTTCAGCTAATTGTTTCTTCAAAGTTTCTAACTGTTTCTTCATTGCTTTCATGTCGTCAGAATCATCGTCATCATCATCCATACCCTTCTCGTCTACAGGTTCGTCGGCTGCCTCATCGTCATCGTCGTCCTTGTACATTCCCTTCTCTTCTTTGTCATCGTCGTCATGCCCTTTATGCATGCCCTTTTCCTTCTTGTCTTCATCGTCACCGTGATATGCGGCTTGAATTGTGTTTTGCTGTTCCTCAATGTTTGCATCTATATCTGCATCACTTGAAGAGTCATCAGCACTTTGTGGAGTACCGCCTGTTGGGTCTGCCTTTCTTTCGTCACCAGAAGCGTCTGAGCCAGCATAGCTGTCTCCTTCTGAAGCTTTAAGAACTGCTTGTACCTCTGCAGCGATAGACTTCACTAGTTCGGCTTTTGCAAGAGCTTCGGCTTTTTCCATTTCCTCTTCCTCTTTGTCAGCTTCTTCTTTAGCCAATCTTCCGTCCATTTTTTGTAGGACTTCGGCTACAGCTGCTAGAGCAAGATTAGTGCCTTCCATCTGCTTTTCAAGCCTTTCGTTTAAATCTGCCATAGTTTAAAACCTCCTATGAATTAAATTTGTTCTTCTTATCAAACATAAAAGGTTGGTCTTAGCCATCCGACCTTTTAAATTATGGAAAGAAATATAACGTTATATTTAACGTTATTTTATTATACTGAAGAAATCAAAAAATCCTACTCGATTATAATATGTTTATAGTAACTATTCGGAATCTGGCAGACCTTTTGAATCTAATTGAATCATTTCATTACGAAAATCGTATAATGGCACCTGTAAAAGTTTTTTCAATTTGTCACATTGATTACCTTCTGGTAATGACGCTTCTACTAAATCTAATACTTTACCCACCATTTTAGAATGACGGGCTATAATATACTCTTGTGATGCTGTTACATCTCTAATATCCATTTTTTCTCCTCCTATTAACTTATCTCCAAAACTTTAGGTAATAAGTTTTGAAGCTCTCTATCTAATCCGTAATAAACTTTAGACCAAGCCTCTTGTAAAAAATTCCGCCTAATTCTTAATGAGCTCATTTTTAATCCAAAGTTATTTTCTGCATTGGCTGTGTACCAACGTCCACTTGTTTCTCCCTTTACAGGCTTAAATCCCGGTGAATAGTATTTAGTGTGTGCTGACACCCTAAAACTTTTACCATTTCTAGTCCTTCTATGTTCTCTAGTATCCGCTGTGTAACTATAAGGTCCACCTGTATTGGGGTTTGTGCCTTGGGGAACAAAAACAGATTCAGATTCCATATATTTTTCTGGTAAGCCTACAATAGCAGCTGGGCCTTCCCAATCAATAGTAAAACTATCCTCTTCTGCCTTAATTGACAAAAACTCACGTATATCACCCACTTCTCGGGGTAAAAGTTTTATACATCTTTCTAGAGTTTCTTCGGCCAGCTCTTCCATAATCTGAACAGAAGCTTCAGTCTCATTTGTAGGTTGTGGTTTCCTAGGCATAGTTTATTATACTGTTTTATGCCTCTAAGTCTCTCCACTTCTCAGGAATCTTGTCTATAAACTTACGTTTACTGTTGTCATAACGATTCAAATAAATAATGTCTTTACCTATATAACCATATCTAGGATGCCAATAAGTAACCAACTGTTTAGGTTTAGTGGCTGCTTGTAGTCTCTGTAGGGCAAACTCATCAGGACCTTTCATAGTTCCACATATATGTAGTTCACCTGTACCTATATCTAACTCGTCAATACGATGGAAGTGTCCTATCATAACACTATCAAACTCTTGTTCTAAGTCCCCATCTAACGCACCTTCTATTTCCCGCTGTAATGTCTTTCTAAACTGAAATACACTTCGTAATTTAGTAATAGAGTTTAGGATAGCTCCACTACTTCCAGCCCCCGATATACAGTCGCCATGAGTTATAAGAACTACTTTATCGTGTATTTTAAAGGTTGTTATAAAACTTCTTGGAATATGAAACTCTATGTTTTCTTGGTTCCTACAAAATGAAGCCATCCATTGATACAGCATATAATCCCAATCCATATACTTATCTTTCATAGGAGGTTTTCTTGTCATTCGCCCATGGTTACCCACCACACATGGAACTCTAATCTTAGTATAATGTGGAGCTAAATACATCAAAGCTTGAGCTATAATGCTGGCTCCCCTAATCATCTGCTCCATACAGTTAGCCATATTAGACCTCGCTAACTCTTCATGTATGTCCCCACTAATCATGTCACCCAACATTGGAATAACTAGTTCTTCAACCGGAGCTATTTGTCTTCTATAAGATGTATGCTTTAGTATTTGATTAGCCCAACCATACATACGTTTATTAAATATCTCAAAGTTATACTCGTTCAAGCCCCGCATTTGCTCTTTGAATACATGTTCTCCTATGTGGGTATCAGATAAAGGAGCAACCATAATTTGTTTTTCGTGACCAAATGGGGTTTTATCAGAGTTGTTTAAATGTTTTAGAGGTACCGAAGGGAATCCTTTGGTGTAATCTTGAATGGTTTCTATAATGACTTCTTGCTTTATAGTATCTTTTAGAAGTCCGTCATACAGTTTCTTATAATACTTAGCTTCACCTTTATAAGCAGCAAGCTTCTTATCTAGCTTTATTCTATTCTCAGTTCCTTCTTCGTTTACTAAGAGTTCTTCTTCCGGTTCCCAATGATTTTTGTCGAACCATTTTTGTATGGTTGTCCTGTGTATTTGAAGCCCGTACTCCGCTTCCAACCATTCCGCTATCTTCGTCCAAGTAGCCCCTAAATTTCTTCTTTTTATTATCTCTGATTTTGCCTGCTCTGGAATCGTACTCAAACTGTATCTCCGTAACTAATATCTTTGCACAAATTATGCACTGTAAATCCTTATCTTGATTAACATACATCGTGCCCTTACATTTAGGGCATAGTACTACACTATCATGTTTTGAACTATTTTGCAAATTAGTCCTCTAATAGTCTCTTGTATAGGTCCTTCCCAATTACTTTCTCAAAAGGTATTTCTTCTGTCTCTTCCTCAAGTTGTTCAACAACCCCACCTTCTTTGTCCCTAGAGCCTCCGCCAACTAACGGACCTCTTTCAGAACCTGAACCATATTGTAGTTGTACATTCAGTCCAGCAGGAGCAGTTTGACCTGCATCACCCTTTTCATCGGGCTTGTTGTCTTTTATATCTTCTTTGTCATCTAAATTACGAATTTTCTGCTCCATTTCTTTTTGTTCTATGGCAGCATTTTTATCTGGTTCGCCATCAAACTCTACAGGGTTTTTATCTTCTTGCACTATTTTGGTTTGAGGGTTGATATCTTCTGAACTTGTTTGTTGTCTAAACTTTATATCATCCTTTTGTAATTCTGCAGTAACCCAGTTTACTAATTCTAAAGTAAAATCAGTGCTTTTCTTTACCATCTTTTTTTCGGGAGAAAACTCATTTATAAAGTCAGCTAACCTGTGAATACCAGTTCGCTTTTTTCTTTTTCGTTTTTTCCTGCGGCCACCTCCACCTCCATATGTTGGATTGAAAATGCCAGAACCTGTAGAAGTAAATACAGTACCGCCAAAACCACTGCTGGTTCCGCCGCCATTACCACCACCGTTACCACCGCCATTGCCTCCGCCACCATTTCCGCCACCGCCATTTTCTTTAGCAATAGGCTGGTCTTTTTTAAGCTCTGGGTGGAATCTAAATGAAACTATTTTAGCGTCTTTAGACACAGATTCTCCATCAATTAGTATTTCTATTGGGTATATTTCAGGTTTTTCTAACCAATAAGCTACTTCGTAACCACCATCTTTTAGTAGTTTTACTAGTAAGCCTCTGTCATAATCCCCTTCTGCCTTCAGAATTTTTTGTTTACCTACTGGTAAATTTAAATCAACTCTGTATACATCTTGAGCTTCTGAATGATTGTGTTCTTCTTTTTGAATATTACTCATTTTCAATATCTATATCAGTCGGTTCTGTTGCGTTTTTAGTTTTACCCTTAGTGCCTCTAGGGGGAATCTTTGTTGGGTCTGGAAAAATAGCTTTCTCAACTGTGGTTATACCGTTAGACCCTAAGTTTGCCACGTAATCTATATTGTTTTCCGAAAACCACATCTTTGTCAAAGCTGGATTAACTTCTTTTATTATTGGGCTAGTAAATCCTTTCTCAGTCAAAGACTCTACCCAAGACTTAGACAGAGTCAATTCGTTTTTCTTAGCCCGAGCTTCAGCATACTCATCAATATCTCTTTCTTCATCTGGAGATTTATCACTCCAATCGGGAGTTACCCCACCAGTTCTACCTTTAAATTTACGTTGTGATGGGGGTTTATAAGCCTTTAGCATGGCTTGAATAGGTTCACCGCCTTCTTCTCCACCTTCTGGGACTTCTTCACCCTCACCCACCATTTCTTGCTGTTGAGCTTCCATTTCTTGTTGTTGACGCATCTGCTCTTCTTGCATTTGCATTTGTTGTTGTTGCTGTTCTAACTGCATTGCGGCTTGTTCAGCTTGCATTTTAGCTGTAGGAACCGGTTCTCCACTAACTATAAAGTCTGCTTCAAACACATCAACATCTTGTTCTTTTAGTTTCACATCAAATCCTAATTGAGCAAACTGGTTTACTATTGCTATTTTTTGTTGAGCGTGTGCAATTCTAGTATTTTCTGCTTTTTCTTCTGGCTGAGGCAACTCAATATGATAATCAGTTACACCAAAAGCATCTAATAATTGTGGGAATACTTTTTCATGAAATAGTCTCTGGTCACTTTCAACTACACGACTCATAACTACTAGTTGTTGAGTTTGTTGAGATAGTCCGCCAAAAGCGTCTGGAGCACCCTGCCATGCTGGAGTAACACCCCACATAGCTGATACTCGCTCTCTAATTTCATCCTTGACTGGTAAATATTCCATCTCTTGTAAACTGTGAAACAGTCTAACCATGTCTACTCTACCTCTTTGATTTCTAGCAGACACAGCTACCATTGGTATATAGTTAGGGTCCATTCTTGTTTGAGCAGCAATATGTTCTCGCTCTCTACGTAAGGACTCTGGGTCATCTGTAGTTACCATCAACATACTTGCAGGCATCTTTCTTTCAAAGAAATATCTGTAAAGGTTTTTATCCATACCTACTAAGGTCAAAGCTTTTTCAAAAATAGTAAGTATTGGTGACCATCCATATGTTTCAGATGGTGAAAATTTAGATAGATGTATAATTTCCTCATCAAAGAAATATAAGTGAGCACTTCTATGATAATACTTATACATTGCCGGTTTTGGTTTTACATTACAGTCGTCTTGGGCACATACTTCACCGGACTCTTGTATACTCTCTCTGTGTATAGGACAAACAAAATGTGCATTTTTAGGTAAGCCCGCTGAATCTAAATCAAATTCAACTAACGCAGGATTCAACCTTCGGATTTCTTGAAGTCTAGAAGAAACAGTCCCATCACCATTGTCTTTATATTCTTTAGCTAAGTATAGAAACCCATCATCTAAAGTATTAACATCAAAATGAAACTGCCGTAATACTTCTTCCATGCTTTGGTCAAACACATTACAGTCTTTTAGCCACTTAGTTAATCGTTTTCTTTGTTCTGTATCAGGTTTATCAGCACTAGGTTTTATCTGTATACCTCGTCTGAAAACCTCTCCTGTAATATGTGATACCGGTCCTCTAATTTCTTCTACAGAATACGCCACTGTTTGTAAGTCTTGTATTAATTGCTGGCGATAAGCCATTTGGTGTCTAACCCAAGTATTTACAATTTGGTCTAGACCTATAGTTGGGGCGTTCCCTGTATCCCCAGTAGACTTCATTACATCTAATAAACTTATTTGTTTATTTAAGTCTGCCATCTGCTGTTGCATTTGGGGAACTTGAGGTAGATATTCAGATAATTTCATTATTAATCCCTGCTTAATTTAGTCATATCTTGCATTGATACTAACTTTAATATGTTATCCATAGCTTTTTCTTTTAGCTGATAATCTTCTGAATGTTCTACGTCTCGTATAACTTCAGACTTTTGTTCCTTTAACTCTAATATTTCTTCATTTAGTTTTTGAATTTCTTGGTCCCGGTCTAAAATAATAGCTTCAAGTTCAGCCTCGCCAGTTCCAAAGGTTGCATTTTCCAAAACCCCCAAACTACCAGCTTCCTTTATTAAGGCAATAAATTGCCCCTCAGATAAAGCCACTACTGCAGCACTGTCATCTGGAATATCATCATCAGCACTTAACATCTTTAAGTCTGCGTGCCAAGTATCTAATATTCTCCATGTATTCTTATCATCTTTGATAGCTACATACTGTTGACCGCTCTCATTCATCATGTTTCCTAATACCATAGGTCTCTCCTAAAACTTTTCTATCTTTATATTATACTATCTTTTTCGTATTTACCTACGAAATCTTACAAGCACTCCACCCACAAGACTTACATGTCTCACAACCTGACTCAAAAACTATGTTAGGAATATCGCAACAATCGTACTCCTCGGCTTCATTTAGAACCTGTTCTTCTAAGTCAAATCCATCTAAAGTTGGTTGTTCTGCCTGTTCTTTGTTACCTTTTACAAGCACTTCTTTTTCTCTACTACCCGCTCTATAGACTGTAATTCCTTTACAACCTTCTCCCCAAGCAAGCATATAAGCCTTTTCTACATCCTCTACAGTAGCAGAATTAGCAAAATTAATTGTTTTAGAAATACCTGAATCACAGTGTTCTTGGAAAGCAGCTTGCATCAGTACATGGTCTTCTGGAGATATCTCAGGAGCGGTAGCATATACATCTTTTGCCCAGTCTGGGACCTGTGGAGCACTAGCTAAAGAACCACCCTCAGCTAAATAATCCATCAAGTCTTCAGAATAAAACCCATGCTTTTTAGCATCTGCTTCAAAATATTTGTTTACGTAGTTTAGTGTCTTGCCTTCAAGAATGTTTTGTTTCTTCCAAGCCAATGCAAATGTAGGCTCAATACCACTAGATGTGTCCGCTATCATTGATATTGTTCCTGTGGGTGCTACAGTAAGTCTACAGTGATTCCTAAATTGTTCGGTCTCTCTATCGTAATTACTGTTCTCCCATGCTGGAAAAACACCTCTCTTAACGGCTAAGTCTAAGGATTCTTGGTCAGCTATCTCTCGAATTTTCTGCATCAATTTGCTACCAATTTCTCTTGCTAGTTTAGACTTATAAGGAACTTGCATTTGAATCAATAAATCTGCAAAGCCCATTACACCCAAACCAATCTTTCTAGTTGATTTAGTCATTTGCTCTATTTCAGGAGTAGCATACTTATTAGCATCTATAACATTGTCTAAGAAATGAACAGATGTTTGTATCACATGCTCTAATCTAGACCAGTCTATTTTCTCTTGCCACCCATGAGTAGGCCCATCTGACCTTTGATAGAACTTAGCTAGATTGATAGACCCTAAGTTACAAGACTCATTACCTAGTAGCGGTTGCTCACCACATGGGTTTGTAGCAATCATTTCACCATAAGTATCTATTACATGATTATCTTTATTTACTTGGTCAAGGAAAATCATTCCGGGTTCACCATTTTTCCACGCCCCATGAACAATCTTGTTAAATACTTCACGTGCACTAAGAGTTCCCACAACTTCATTGCTTTTAGGGTTAATTAAATTGTAATCCATATTGCCTTCTACAGCTTTCATGAAATTAGAATCAACTCCGACTGAAATATTAAAGTTATGTATATCACCTTCTTTTGATTTGCATTCAATAAATTCTAAAATGTCCGGGTGGTAAATTGACATCACTGCCATATTCGCCCCATCTCTTTTACCGCCCTGAGTTATCATAGAAGATACTCGTGAAAGAGTCTTTAGAACCTCGATTGGACCACAGGCAATACCATGGGTAGATTGAATTTTATCCCCTCTAGGTCTTAACTTAGACAAAGAAAATCCGGTACCTCCACCAAATTTCTGTACCATAGCAGCATCGTGAGAAGCTTTCATTATCCCTTCCATACTATCTTCTAAAGGCAATACAAAACAAGCAGACAGTGTCCCTTGTTCAGTACCAGCATTCATCAAAGTAGGGGAATTTGGCACAAACTCTAAGTTCTTCATCATTGTAAAAAAATCTTGCTCAGTTAAATTTGTTTCAACCGGTAAAGTAATATAGTCAGAATCAATAGATGCTACTGCTTTAGCAACACGTCTAAATAAATCTGTTGGAGATTCAATAATTTTAGAGTCGGTGTTTTTTAATAAATACCTATGTTCCAAGATAACGTTTGCTTGGTCTGATAATTCTACTAAATCTAATGCTTCTTGTTGTGTTATTTCTGTCGTCATGGAACTGAGGTCCTCCTTATTATTATTTTTATTTTATTTCTTACTTTCTATACCCACAGTATAAACATAATCCTCTTTCTGGAACCCAGAAATTAGAACTGCAAACTGCTTCTTTACACTGTGGATTTGGTGCTAGAGACGCTCGTTCCATAGGATTAACAGGTTCCATCTTCAATGGATTTTTCTGTTGTTCCTTACTGATACCTTTCATATCGTCCTGCATCATTCTCCGACTTTCCGGGGTTTCTCCCGGACTAATAGCATTGTACCAATCATTAGCACTGCCCAAATCTACGAACTTATATGCTGTATCATGGGCTGCCTGTAATGCCATTGCAATTGAAAAAAAAGCATCCCCATGACCCATTGGAGTATCGGGAGCTTTTAAATCATTGCTTACAGACAGAATGTGTTGCTTCTGTCGCTCATCCTTTATTAGTTTTAATATACCAGCATGGACAAATTTTTCAAAGACCCCAGCCATAGTATTTTTGCTTTTTTGTGAAAAATGCATACCTCTCCACCTAGCGTCTAATCCACGGTCTTCTAACTCTCCTCTAGTGTTATCAATATAACCTGAATCTAAATCAAAGTTATCTGCTACCTCGTTCAAATATTCTATCTGGTCAGAGTAACTCCAACCGTCTAAAAATGATGAATGAATTTGTTCTATCCGCTCACCCCTTTTTTTAAACAATACTAAGTGGGATGGGTGTTTTTTCTTACCCACATCAAAGCCCCCAAAGATTTGGTCTCCGGTTTCCCAGTTTTTATATTTTTTAGTCGCAGGGACTGACCGCAAAGTGTCATCTTCACATTTAGTGATATCTTCTTCATTGAAATAAGACTCTGTGGCAAAATGAGGAATCAACATAAACTCCGAAGCAAAAGACTTAGGTCTAGCTTTTTGTTGTGCTAACAAGTACTTTTCACTCATTATTTCGGGTGCCAACACTCTTCTGCCGGGCACTGGGTCTAGTGCCGGTAATACTCTAGCCTTGAATCGTTCATCATTTTGTAACTTAGCTAATATGTCGTTTGGCATCATAGGTGTACCCACAACAATTACAGGAGCATCTTTTAAAGGTATGAACATTGACTCTGTCATAAAGTGGTCTTCTACTTTAGTTATCTGCCCTATATTTAGTGGGTTCTCTGGGTCTCGTAGCACGTC